AGACGACGACCCTCTTCCAGCATCTCAGTCCAGTTACCCATGACTTCCATGCTGATGTCTTTGACACCGATCTTTACGATCTCTTGGTAGACTTCTTCTGGATCTTTACCACTCTTCATGATAAGAGTGGGGTTGGTAGTAACACCATCAACCAGACCAGTATTAAAGTGTCTTGCGATTACTCCAGTGTCGGCAGTATCGAGAAAGATTTTCATGACGAACTTTGTTCACCTCTGTATTATATAGCCTAATCCCTTTGACGCCAATCCTCTGGTTTATCTCTTGTAAACCAATCTACAATTTCGTCAGCACTTTGGAATCCTGTTCTATGATTAGATGGATCAGGATCCCCAAGGTCCATCTTATTCATAAAATCATCCATACCACCCTCTTTCATTTCAGGGTTTCTTGCTTCTCTTCTTGCTCTTCTGAGCATGGCACCAGCAGAACCATTAGCCTTTGCTAACTTCTCTGCCCAGATCATGTCTTCTAAACCGACTTCTCTCCCCTCAACAATCGAACTGCAAATGGACTCAAGTCTTTTCCGATACTGAGTTGACAACATACAGCAAACTCTCCAATAAGGATTAGTTAACATAACCCTTTGTTCACCTTATATTTAGAGCCACAAGTCGGACTTGAACCGACGACCTACGGTTTACAAAACCGTTGCTCTATCCAGCTGAGCTATAGTGGCAAGGCTCCTCCACCTGGGCTCGAACCAGGGACATGGTGATTAACAGTCACCCGCTCTACCGACTGAGCTATAGAGGATTACGGACGTTTTTCTAACATGTATTCAACTGTGGTTGCGATGTCATTCATTGCGTCTCTGAGATCTGGTCTTTGACCTGATTCCATCCAGCAAGTAGTACGACGACCGTCAGTTAAAGTCCATCTCCATAGAGACATACTTTGACAATACCACAGTTTAATATTCATGTGCTCCTTCTTCAAAGACATAGTATCTAGGAAAGATGGAGCAACGTCTCAGGAGGGATTCGAACCCCCGACCAACTGCTTAGAAGGCAGATGCTCTATCCTGCTGAGCTACTGAGACAACGGAGAGGGAGGGATTCGAACCCTCGTAGAGGTTACCCCCTAACAGCATTTCCAGTGCTGCTCCTTCAACCACTCGGACACCTCTCCAAGTGATGTGTATATTATATATCAGAATGTCTGAGAAGTCAAGCAAGGACTAGTTTCTTGACATACTGATAAGAGTAATGCTCACGATTACCCTTGATACCCCAACCTAACCAATAGTAGGCACCCACCATATACTGATGAACTGGTTGTCCATGTCCTTCAAACTCGGGAAGGATACTTTGGAATTGAGTCTCATTAATCATGTAACGAGTCTGACCTTCAAGTGAGGAAGGATTACAATTATACTTCCTACAAAAAGACCCAAGACCGTTATACCGTGCAGCAGTAGTCCATTGAATTAAACCATATCCACCACGACGACATTGGTGATAAGGGACAATAGCACCACCCTCACATACATTAGGACGGAATCCAGACTCAGATTTAATGTTTCCCATGATCGTTGCCAGAGCATTACGATCAGAAATATTTGTCTTTTCTTGCAGTTCCTTCAGAACATACTGTTCATTAGGATTGCAACCAGGGCACTGCCAGGTCTTCTCCACAACTTCTAACTTAATTGCCCTCTTTTCATTAACAGTCACATCAACGGGAGGAGGATTCTTGATTTCACTGATGCTTGGGTATGCACAAGCAGCAACAGGAATAGTCAGAACAAATGGAGCAAGTAATTTTTTAAGCATTAAAATTGTTGAATTCAGCATCCACTTCTAAGAGTGGCTCAAAGTAATCTTTGCGGTAGTACCTCCCGAGAATATTACTATTGTAGTATGCGGGAGTTCCATCCGTCAAGGATTCGGTAAGGACATTGTTGATGAAGAGTTGCCTGGTCTCTTCAAAGTTGACCTTACCTTGAGTCTTATGTAGGCTCAGTATTTCTCGTTTGAAAGCAGAGTTCCCCACTTGTTTTCTTTCAGCATTAAGCTCATCAGAGCTGCCATAGTATTTTTTCCAGTCACTTTCAGACGTAACTTTTCTGTTTCCACCTCTAGGCTTTCTACGTTGCCAGAAGTATTTCCTTCCGATGTACTTCTTCCCGTTGGTGAGATTGGTAATACGGTAAACAAACCCAAAGTTGTCCCCAATACAGCTCCCGTCAAAATCGGACCCGTTATATTGCCAGGGATTTTCATAGTCACACATCCATATACTTTAAAAGTTCAGATAGTATTTATCCGAACCTTAGCAAAGGTAGTCTACACAAAAAAAGGCACCCTGTCAAGGGTTCCTTAAGGTTATGTTAGAAGTTATCAACGACCCATTGCTTTCTTACGAATGGTAGCAAAGTAGATCTTCTTACCTTCTTCTTTACCATACTGCTTCTTCATAGAAGCCTTCATACCAGAGTCATCATACTTCTTCTTTAACTTCTCTTCCTTTGCTTTGTCGGCAGCAGTCATCTCTCTTTCGGTCAAGATGTTTTCGATCTCTTCCTCAGTGAGTTCCATCATGACTTCTTCTGCTTCATCGATAGAGCATACGTCGTTTTCCAGGAGATAGTCCAGAACGATGTCAAACTCAGTGTCTTCACCAAATCTCTTAGCAACACCACCAGAGACGTTAGCAACACCTCTAGCAGTCTTTCCGATTGCCTTCTTCAATCCAGACTTGATAGCACTACCAACTCTTCTTAGAAGACCCCTCTTGCGGGTCTTAGTGCCTTCATCGGATCCACCTCCACCATCAGAAGAGGAACCACCACCAGAGGACCCTCCAGAGGCAGCAGGTTTAGCAGCAGGCTTGCTCTCACCACCACGAACATCCTTCAGAAGAGAATCAAGCTTTCCACCAGTCTTGTCTCCGTCACCAGAAGACTTTGCTTGAGGCTTGGTCTTTGCCATTGCCTCTCTCTTTGCCTTGATGCGTCCTGCTTCGAAACCACCCTTGGCAGCACCAGCAACCTCACCTGCTGCAGCAGCAGTCTTAGTGGCAGCTTTCTTAGCAAGAGAAGCACCACCTCTGGCAGCTGCCGTGACTGCCTTTCCAGCAGTCTCAGCACCCTTCTTGACGGCACCAGCAGCTCTCTTTGCTGCTTCAGCAGCACGACCACCAGCAGCACTACCTGCTTCTCTAGTTGCCTTAGCAGCAGTCTTCAGAGCACCCATGACCTTTCTCTTCTTGTACTCCTTAGATCCTGCGGCAGGACCCTCAGCAGTAGCACCCATTCTTCTTCTTTCGAGTCTGCCCTTTGCCATAGCACCAGCATCGGCTTCGGTCAGGTACATGTCATCAAAATACTCAAGGGATTCTGTCAGAATACCTTCCTGCTCCATCTCTTCGAAGATGTCAAAGGCAAGATCTAACAGTTCCTCTTCAGTGATTTGATCGAAGATGGGATCATTCAGAAGGGCATCGATATCAAATGCTTCAGACTTGTTACCCCAGTTGTCGGCACCTTTCTGACGGCACTTGACCAGAGCACCAGAGGCATAAGCAGAAGGCCAAACGTCGTATCTTGCTTTTACTTTCTTGTAGCAGGCATCTTTCTTGCCTTCTTCCTCTTGGATTTCTACTTCTTCTTTCTTAGTCTTTTCCTTTTCAATACGAGCAGACATCTTACGAATCTGGTCGATACTCATGTTACCCATACCAGTGAATCCATCCTTGGAAGGATCTGGTTGTTTCTTGGAATCATCCTTAGAACCACCAGCAGCACGGGCAGCACGACGGTTTTCAATCAGTTCACCTTCTGGTTGATAAGAATTTGAGAGAGCCCTATCACCAAGTTGTGCGGCAACTCTGTTTACCATGCCTCCACTACCAGGAGCAGCCTTGGGTAATACTTTTGTCTTATCTTGTTTTTTAGCTAATGGATTTTTGATATCAAGATTTGGGTGTCCAATATATCCATCTCCAGGAACACCACCTAAAAACTCATCAATCTGCTCAACATCTTCTTTGTAGTTATTCTGATGCTTGGGATCCTTACCAATACGTTCGAATCTCTCGTCTTCTTTCTGACGGGTGATGGCACTTACGATTCTCGCAGACTTCTTCTGTGCTTCTTCTTTC